ATGCAAGCCGAACTGGGCACAGACGTCACTGAAAGAGATCACATTAAAGCAATTTGGATGGCGCTACACGCAAGTTATGCACTAGAGGCATTCCGCTTTATGGTCAGCTTTGCTACAAGCCTGGCAATGGTAGAGAACAAGATCTTTATTGGTAATGGCAACATCATTAGTTTGATCCTACAGGACGAATTGCTACACAAAGGATGGACTGCTTTCTTAATCAACCAAGTGATCAAGGAAGATAGTCGCTTTGCTGAAATAAAAGGCGAGTGTGAGCAGGAAGTGTATCAACTATACATGGATGTTATACGTGAGGAAAAAGATTGGGCAGACTATTTGTTTAATAAAGGTCCAGTTATTGGATTAAATGCTAACATTCTTAAAGACTTTGTAGACTATACAGCAGTAGGTGCTCTTAAGGATATTGGTATCAAATATAATGCCACCGCTCCTAAGTCAACTCCGATCCCTTGGTTTAATAAACATACAGATACAAGCAAGAAACAAACAGCACTACAAGAAAACGAATCAACTAATTATGTCATTGGCGTGATGTCCGATGCGATTGATTATGCTGAGTTGCCTGCGCTATAATAGGTTACTATGATTACAATATATTCAAAAAACAACTGTCCATTTTGCGACAGAGCAAAAGCACTACTAGAAAGCAAACAAGTTCCATTTGAGGTTATCAAAATGGAAGAACATACCGGCGCCCGTGAGTTCTTGATGGAACAAGGATTGCGTAGTGTCCCGCAGATTTTTAAAGACGGTATTTTGTTACCCGGGGGCTATCAAGGCCTAGCTGGCAAAGACGAAGAATTTTTTAACACACTCAAAGGATAATATGTTAATTTCAAAAGGTTTCTCCGAAGGAGAAGTAGTTACACTCAAACTAACAAGCGGCGAAGAAATTGTCGCTAAACTAGTAGAAGACGGCCCACTACATTATAAACTAAAAAATCCACAGGTAATTGGTATGGGTCCAAAAGGTCCAGGATTAATGCCATACTTGTTTACAGTTAACCCTGATACTGAAGTCAAACTACAAAAATCAACAGTTACAGTTGCAGAAGCAACAGATATATCTTTTGCCAAGCAATTCATTGAGTCTACTACCGGTATTAAACTAGCATAAATACCATACTAGGAGACTTATTATGCCGTTTACTGTAAATGCCGTATTCACTGGTGCAGGGTCAGGTACCTGGACCTATACTGATGACGTCGGTGCCCAAGTTGCACTGCTTACAGCCGCGGTTAATGCACAGACTACCGCTATAAATGGACAGCTAATAGCTCTTAACACTCAATTATCAAATTTAAATTTTAGTCCAAATGCCAGCGAGATTCCTGGAACACCTGCTGCCTCTCTGCAGGTCATGGCCGGTGCGCTAAATGATCTTGCTAACATACTGGCTAGCACAATGGACAGTGCTTCAGAACAAACTGCCGGACTTAGAATTATTGCAACAGCGTTAGCCGGGATCAATGCCCAAGCGGCAGCAAGTGTAACCACCCAGCAATTAGCATTTGCAGATCAACTTCATAATAATGAATTCCAACAAATGACAACTAATGCCGCTTTAGAAAGATCAGATTTGCCGCCTACAGTTGTTCCTGATACAGGTCTTACAGATAAAATCAACAAAGGTATTAGTGATGCAGGTATAATTAAAGCTCAAACAACGGCGATTGGATTTGTTGAAACACAAATCGGTGATGCAGTACGCTGGACTACTATTACATTAACTGGATGGGTCGCTGAAAGCTACATTGGTACCTTTGCGGCACAGCGGGTTGCGGCGGTCAAAGAATGGCTTGGAATTACCAAACCAGAAGAGCTTACTAAAAAGAAAGTTGCTGAAGGTAAAGCTATTACAAGATCGACTAAGATCCTAGGATCATAATCATGCCCGGAATGGCTCGAGTTGGTATTGACAGTTCTAGTAACCAAATGTTAATTTCTGGTTCCGGCACTGTTTTTATTAATAATCGAAATGCCGCTACTACTGGAGCAACAATCAATGCCGCAGGTGCTGGAGTTGTTGCAGGGTCAACTACTGTGTTTATCGAACACAAAGGCATAGCTCGCGAAGGCGACATCATGGCCGACGGCCAAACTATCACTACCTCTGGCCCAGATTGTTTTTGCTCATAATAGTTGCTTTTCAACCACGAATTACAGTATCATTAGCTTGTCGACATAACTATTAGACAAGGAGAATTATTATGGCAACAAACAAATACGCAGAATTTACAGCAATCGTGGAAGCAATGGAAGCGGACTTCGAAAAGTTTTATGATAAAGAAGTCGGTGCCGCTGGTACACGAGTTCGTAAGCACTGTCAGGATCTAGCCAAGTTGTGCAAAGAAACACGCAACGATGTTACCGCAGTTAAGAACGCCCGTAAAGAAGTAAAATAAATCAACTAAATACTAGTCTAAGGCGTTATATTAGTATAGCCCGGAGACTATTATGAAACAGTTATTATTAGCACTCTCAATGTTAGCAGTCGTTGGAACAGCTAACGCACAATGGCATCATCACGGTTACTATCGTGGCGGTTACAATAATAATTGGGTCGCCCCGGCAATTATCGGCGGAGTAATTGGATACGAATTAAATCGCCCACGTTACTATGAACCTCCGGTAGTTGTACAGCAACCTGTTATTATACAGCAACAACCTGTGTATTCAGTAACTCCGCAACCAAATTGCACAGTATGGACAGAAACACAACACGCAGATGGTACAATAACACGTACTAGAACCTGTACACAATAATGGCATATTCAGATAAAGTAATCGATCATTATGAAAATCCCCGCAATGTAGGTTCATTTGAAAAAGATGATCCTACAGTAGGTACTGGTATGGTTGGTGCTCCTGCTTGCGGTGATGTAATGAAACTACAAATAAAGGTAGAAGATGGCATTATCACAGATGCGAAATTTAAAACTTACGGATGTGGCAGTGCAATCGCTAGCAGTTCGCTCGTTACTGAATGGGTCAAGGGCAAAACGCTGGAGCAAGCAGGATCAATTAAGAATAGTGAGATTGCGGAAGAACTCGCACTACCGCCAGTCAAGATTCATTGCAGTATACTTGCGGAAGATGCTATCAAGGCGGCTGTAAATGATTACCGTAACCGACACAGCTTGTAAACGAATCAAACAGAATTTAGACAAACGAGGTAAGGGTGTTGGAATTCGGCTAGGAGTAAGGACTACAGGTTGTAGTGGGCTAGCCTATACCATAGAATATGTGGACAAGTACGAAGCCGAAGTGGGTGTAACTAACTTTGCTCAACGAGACTTTGTTGTGCTAGTTGACGCTAAAAGTCTAGCATATCTAAACGGGCTGACGATGGATTGGGTCCGCAATGGACTCAACGAAGGATTTGATTTCGTCAATCCAAATGAACGTGATCGCTGTGGTTGCGGTGAATCATTTCGAGTATAACAATTATTGACTTGTAAGACATTAGACAGTATAATAACTGTATTGTTATAACTTTTGGAGATTATTTTGAGTATGCATTTAGAAGGTCCGTGGCTCAGTACCACTGGCAAAAAGAAAGGCAAACAGAAATTTGCTTCAGCAGAACATGCTAGAAAGTCTAGAGATTTGGACGCAAGTTGGAAAGAACTACTCAAGAAACATAATATTGAGCTAGAAGAAAAGAAGCGCAAGCAGGCACTAAGTTCTGCTAGCCTAAAAGGCTCTTACTCCTTAGCGATTCCAGAAGGTCGAAACACCACATCCCATATCAAAAGTTTAAACAGTGGCCTGGGAAGTGCTACACTTGCACCTCCAAAAGTTTATACAGGCACTAAAGTTAAAGGCATTGCTACCATGCATAAAAGCAATGCCGTACCAATCTTCAGCGATGAAGAAGCAGTTGATATTGCCAGAATGAGACGATAATACCATATTATACGGGAAATTTTGAGCATATGAACTATATATTATACGTTTCGCAAAGAAACAAGATAGTAGGTCTGGTTAAAAGTAGTACTATTTTGATTAGACCCGCGAGTCTTGGCCAATGAGAAACCCGTGAGATTCGGGAAGCCATGCTCGCCAAAGGTACTGTGTTTTATGAGAATGCAGTGGCTAATGGAGACAACTACACGAACCCAGGGTTCATCATTAGAGCCTCGTGAAGTTAATCCCTTAATGTAATGTGATTGATTTTGATCACACCAAGTGAAAGGAGAAAACACTATGGAAAAAGTAATAAGAATGTCAACCCTGTTGGCAGGATTGATTGCTGTAACTATGTTTGTTACATCAATAACACAAACCAAAATGTCGAGACTAAAAGAATCGACAGTCTATAACGCACCAGATGTTGTCACGATACAAACTCGTGAAAAGCAATTGGATTGCCTAGCACTTAATATCTATCGTGAAGCTGGTTATGAGCCATTCGAAGGTAAAGTTGCTGTGGCACAAGTGACCATGAACAGAGTTGCCAAGGGACAGTTTGGCAAAGATGTTTGCGGTGTTGTTTATCAGAAGAATGTTATAATGGAACGAGTCGTATGCCAATTCTCATGGGCATGTGACAGCGCCGCAAAAACACGCCCTGTTAATCAAGCCGCATACGATGAAAGCTACAAAGTAGCTAAGAAAGTGCTTTTGGAAGGTTTTAAACTTGACATTCTAAAAGATGCACTGTATTATCATGCTAACTATGTAAATCCACGTTGGCAATTAGAGAAGATAGGCAACATTGGTAACCATATTTTTTACAAAGCAAAGAAGGAAGACAAATGAACCAGTTCGTAAACATTACTGAATTTAAAGAGTTTGTAGCAAGTAAGTTTTCACATATTTCAGCCGAAACGCTGGGATGGATGTCGGCTGTTATACTACATGCCGCAACGATCCCTAGTTTGCTGGCAGTTATGAGCGGGCTAACTGATCGGTTGCCGGGCGTTGATCTTATACTGCTGGTTTGGACTGGTTTAACTTTGTTGTTTCTCAAAGCCACTGTGCAAAAAGACATGTTGAACATTGTTACTATTGGATTTGGCTTTATTATTCAAGCAGTTTTAATGGCATTAATTTTCTTTAAGTGAACTAAGCATAAATATTAGATAATTAAGGAGCACAAAGATGCCATCAGGATTTCAACAAGACCCAAATCAATTACAACCAGCCTATTTCCGTGTGGTTTTAGACATGAGCAATAGTGACATATACATTACAGGTAATGCCGACGGCGCTGGCGCAGTTAACCCGTATACATGGGACAATTTCGCCGGTAACGACTTGCCAAGCACATTAGACAACGCAATTCGCCTTGCTCAGGGTAATATTCGTTTCCAACGTATTATAGAAGAACTTACCAAATACAGCGATGCTCAAATCATCGACTTAGAGTGCAACTCAACTGGCGATGCTATTACTGGTAATAATACACCAACGGCACTTGCCTTCACAGTACGCTATGACCGTTTTGGTATTGACGATAATAACGTCGAAGCTGACTCCCCATTGCTAGCTATGGAACGCAAGTACCTAGCATCAATCAATAACGGCAATACTAGCAGTGATTACGACGGTGAAAACATCAATAACACTACTGAAGCTATCCAAGAAGCTATCATGAGAGCATTGATCGAAAACGTAACTCGTTCAGTTCGTGTGTTTGTTCCGGTCGAAGGATCTGATCCACTTGTTGGAGAAGGCATACAACGCCAAGTACAAGCTGCCGATGTGACCGATAACGAAAATAACGCTAGCTGGGGCGACCTACGTAACTCTATCACAGTTAATGTTATGGATGGCACTACTTTGATCTCGACTGATAACAACGCAGACGTAGCCCCATAAGGATCTAATGATACTAGCCTGGCTATTACTTCTAACTGGCTTAACAATATCTGCGGTAGCGATCTACTATTCTGTAGTGGGTCTTACCGCAATATTTTCTGCGGCAGTAATTCCAATCATTATCATGGGATCAGCCCTTGAGGTTGGCAAACTTGTCTGCGCCAGCTGGTTAAAAGCCAATTGGGAAAAAGCTCCACGCTTCATAAAGTATTACATGATCATTGCAGTGGTAGTCTTAATGTTGATCACTTCAATGGGTATTTTTGGATTCCTTAGCAAAGCACACAACGATCAAAACCTAGTGTCGGGCGATGTTCAAAGTAAGATTGCCATCTACGACGAAAAGATCAAAACAGAAAAAGAGAATATAGATGCTAATCGCAAAGTACTCAAACAGCTTGATGAATCAGTGGACCAAGTTATGGGCCGCAGTCAGGACGAAAAGGGCGCAGAAAAAGCCGTTGCCATTCGAAGAGGCCAGCAGAAAGAACGTGGTCGCATCGCTCAGGATATTGCAGAAGCTCAGAAAAGAATCGCAAGCCTCAATGAAGAACGTGCCCCGATTGCCGCTGAAGTTAGGAAAGTTGAGGCAGAAGTTGGGCCAATAAAATACATAGCCAAATTTATCTACGGCGATCACGGCGCAGATGAAAACATGTTGGAAAAAGCAGTAACATGGATCATTGTGCTTATTGTGGTTGTATTTGATCCGTTAGCAGTTATCATGTTGCTAGCCGCACAGATGACATTTGGTTGGAAGCGTGAGGAAACAGATGACGTTCAACCAGTAAGCATTAATGACTTTGTGGCACAGCCCACAGAGTACATTCCTGAAGAGGAAGTTAAAGATACTACTACAGAATTCGAAGGCGTCCGTGAACCGGGCGGCGAGTGGATCCAAACAGGTCCTGCATTTGAAGTTCCAGGCGAAACACCGTTGACTGCACTAGGAGGTGATATAACAGCAACAGAGGAAAAGCC